GCCGGCAGCGAGGGCGGCAGCGCGGTCGCGGGCCTCGGCGAGGATGCGCATGCTGTCAGCGTCAAAACGGCACAGCACAGGCCTATTGCCGCGGTTGTTCTTGAGCGCATTCTTTAGCTCCAGGGTCGATTGCGAGTTGCGGCCTTCCAAGCCAGCGAGCGCGGTGCGCATTTCGCGGCTGGCCTGGGTGCTGTCGTGCAGCCCCTTGACCACGGAGGAGAGGGAGGTTTCCGCGCGGGTGCGCGCGTCGCGGTCCCATTCGGACTGGACCGCCAGCCGACCACGGGCATAACCGCGGGTATCCCCCCAGAACCAGGCGAGGATCGCGGCGCACAGCACGGCCGCAACGCTCCACGCGATCTGTCTCATGGGCATACCCCAGGCCCCCAGCCCGCCGCCACATAGGCCGGCTGGTGCCGTCGAATGATCAAATCGGGATAGGCACGGTTCTCGCGCCAGTTAGCGGTCGAGCGCCCCGCATTGACACGCTCGACCGATCCGAACCAAACCAGCGGGTCGAGCCCCTGACTCGATGCCAGCTTCTTGTCGCGGTTTACCCACCCCAGGCCGCCGTTGTAGGCGGATAGGGAAAAGGCCCAGCGCTCGCAGGCGCTGGCGGCTCGGATGCGCTCGTACAGCCACAGGTCATAGGTGATGAGAGCACGCATGGCCCAGGACGGGCTGTAGGGTTCATTGGCGGCCAGGTCCGGCACCAGGCCCGAGATCCAGTCAGCGGTAGCCGGCATGAATTGGGCCATGCCCTGCGCGCCCACGGGCGATTGGGCATCCGCGCGCCACCGGCTTTCTTGATGGATCTGCGCGGCAAAGAGTGCGACGGGTGCGTCCAGACCGACCAAGGCGCGGGCGTTGCGCGTAAGTTCGGCACGGTGTTTGAGCGCGGCCGTCGGCACCTCGGCGGCTGCAACTGGCTGCGCTGCGCACGCCGACAGCGCTAACGCCCACGCGACACTCCAGGCGCGAAAGAGGCGGCGTGCCATCACAGCCCCAGGGCAACGCCAATCACTACGCCCGCCACGATAATGGCACGGCGGATCGTCGCCAGTACGAACGGCCACATGTAGCCATCGACAATGGGATAGTCGACGGGCTGCATGCCCGCGCGGCCGCAACGCCAATCGGTAACGAGATAGCTGTCGGGTCGTGCGTAGGGGAACAGCGCGCGGTCGAGCCAGTAAGCGGCGACCGCCGCCAGGCTAATGAGGGAGAGCTTGTAGACCACGACCGGCAACTGGGCCGGAGACACGATCATGATCGCCAATGCGAGCAGAATGGCCAGGACAATGAACGTCGTCAGGCGCGGCAGCAACAGGCGATAAAGCGGCGGGGAATCGGGAAAGGTACGGGACATGCGACGCTCCGGTGGTTGTTGTCGGTATGAGTCGCCATTCTTGGCGAACCGACCCGGAGCGTCTTTTGAACGCGGGCAAAACCTCTTGCGCTACTTCGTCGCCGAAGCCCTTGCTAATGCAGCACGGCAATCTTGCTCTTTAGTGGCCACTGCCTTTCGCAACTCCGCTGCACTTCCGTCGTGCCCATCAAGCGCATACTCCACCTGCATCCGCGCAAGGGCAACTAGATCTCGACACGACCAGAGCGAAGTTGCGATTCTGGCGCCGTTCGGGCTTTCACGGTCTGGCCAGGCAGCCTCTACACTGCGCAATGGCAAAAGGACAGCCTTCCGCACGTCTATGGGGGAAGGCGACTCCTCCACTATTACTTGCACTCCGATCAGGCTTCCGAGCGAGCCGCGAGCAATCAAAAAGCCTGGAATGACACTAACAGGAAACGTCTCACCAAGGACTTTCTCCCCAACTAGCTCCACCAGGTCCCTTGTTGGCTCAACCCGATCCGGATCGGCATGAGCTGGTGCGCTTAAAACCGACAAGCACACCAGCGATGAGAACATAGCCTTACGAGTCACATGCATACGTTGTCCAATATCGTCACGTAAAACGTGTTTTGTTACTTCCCGGTTAAAAGAGACGCCCGAGTAAGAAGCCCACAACAAACGCAGCGCCAATGCACATTTGGGCGACCGCTCGTCGCACATTCAAAGTTCCTAACTCCTCAGTGAGCAAAGCTATCGCATCCGTCGATCACGCAAGATAGATCGGATTGACTCTCTCCGAACGATGTATCGCCTAATGTCAGTGCCGACGCGGTCTCGTAGCAGCCCTAGCCAAACTATGCCCGGCATTGTTCCCAATGTCGCGATCCATGTCAGCTTGAGCCAATCCGATTGAACTGTTATGCCAACACCTAGCATCTGCAGAGCGCACCAGATCATCGATGGCAATCCAACAGCGACCCATATCGTCGGCGCACTGGTGAATAGTTGCTTGCGCAGCGTCCAAATTGCCCGCGTGCATCTGCGCTCCTCCCACTGCAACTCCTCATCCGTGTTGTCGAACAGTGTCTGTGGAGGTTGACGTAGCTGCGATGGAACTGGGCTTGAACGGGCATTGCCAAAAACTGCCTGACCAATCCCGCCCGGAGCAACATTTATAACGGTGCTTCCGTTTTCTACCGACTCGGCCAGTTGACCAATGTCGCCCTTGATCTCCATGATTTACTTCCTCCTGCCGACGTTAAACGTTACGCCTTGTTGTGTAACTGGCCCATTATTGACCTGACTTACGTCACCGGTAACCACAACCCCGGCCTTCCCGTGGGTCAGGCCATTGATCATTCCGAGGACTGCCGCTCGCCCGCGGGCATCCATCGCACGGAACGCGCTTATTAGCCGAGCTTCCTCCTGACTAGGCCGCAGGCGATCGTCCTCCACCTCTCCTAGCAAAAGCCATCTAGGGTCCGCGCCGAAGTTGCGGATAAGTAGGACAAGCGACGCGCCATCCGGCGTTCGTTCCCCAGCTTCCCACCTGGTCACCGTCTTCCGATCAACGCCAAGCTGCGCGGCGAAATCCGCTTGGGATAGGCCCGCTCGCAGCTCACGTATGCGCCCACCCAGCGCAAAAAGTTCCTTTGAAAAAACCACAGTTGCCCCTTGGCAATGGGACATTTATGTCCCATAATGCATCCACACCAGTTAGTACCAAGCCGTACCAGTTCACACAAACCGGGACGTATCACCATGACCAAAACCCGCAAGCAAGTCCGCGAAGAGCTGCAGCGAAAGGGTATCCCGTTGTCTTCCATTGCCCGGAAGCACAACTTCAATGCCAATTTGCTGTACGCAATCCTCAATGACGACGACGCCAACCCGAAGCGCAAATGCCGCTTTGGCGAGTCGCACAACATCGCTGTCGTCCTCGGCCTGAAAGAAGGCGAGGTCGCTGTACAGCGCCTCGCAGCTTGAACGCTATGCGATCAGCCGATTCTCTTCTTGCCGCGGTCGACGCGAGCTTGTCTGCATGGTCATCATTATGCAGGCAGAAAACTTTTTTTGCGGTACGAAAGCCCGATTTTGTTCGGAAGCCTCATTTGGGCGTCCCAGAAGGAGGGTTCTGAAAATGCGCCGTACCTGGAAAAACGTTCATCCCGTGAGCCTGCGCGATGCCCTGCGCCTGAACAAGGACTACGCCCGCGAGAAGCGCAACCTGTCTGTCGCCCGCATAGCCGACCTGATGGGCGAAACCGAGGACAGCCTCTACAAATGGCTCGCCACGGGGCGCATGCCTGCCAACTTGATTAAGTCCTACGAGCAGGCCTGCGGCTGCTCATTCGTGTCCCGCTGGCTTTGCGTGAGCGAGGGCAAGCTGGTCATCGACATTCCCGCAGGCCGGGCCGGCAGCACCGATGACATGCACGCCTTGCAAGCGACTCTGCACGAAACGGTCGGTCAGCTTTTGACCTTCTACCGTGGCCAGGCAGACGCCAGTGCCGTGCTCGGCTGCCTGCAGAGCAGCCTCGAATCCCTGGCGTGGCATCGCCAGAACGTGCAGCAGCACGAATCCCCGCAACTCGATTTCGGAAGCGAAGAATGAGCAACAGCACCCCCGCCTGCACCGCTGCGCAGCGCGTCCTGCGCGTCTGGAAGGCCCTGCGCGGCCACACCATGACCGGACTGTCGAACCAGGAAATCGCTCACCTGACCGGTGAATCGCCAGCCTATGTGACGCGCTGCCTGGTCACCCTGGTCGAGGAAGGTCTGGTCACCAAGTACGAGAACGGCCGCTACGCCCACGGCATTGCGACCCTGCAGATCGCTCAGGCCCATGCGAACCACTGCGACCAGCTCATGAACCGAATTGCCGAAACCAACCAGCGCATTGCCGCTGGCGCCCGCTAACGTAGGAGACCGCCCCAAATGGCCCGTTCCAAAAACACCGCATTTCCGGAAATCGCCGACACGCCCATCGGCGGAGATGTCATCACCCAGGCGCAGGCGGAAACTGCCGAGCGCTGCGCCCTGGTGCTCAAGCAGTTCGGCGACGGCCTGCCGTTCGACCTGGTCCGGTACGAGCATGTCGTTCGCTCGCATCTCGCTCGCAGCGCCGAGGAAGCCCTGGCGGCAGGCCGTGCCTTGATTGTGGTGCGCGAACATGTCGCACATGGTGAGTGGCGCGGCTTTCTCGACCGGATCGGCTTGGAGCCGCGTCTTGCCCAGCGCATGGCCCAGGCTTCGTTCAAGTTCTCAAATGCGTCGACGTCGACGCATTTGATCGAAGCGGCCGGTTCCAAGTCCAAGTTGTTTGAACTGATGGTCTTAGACGATGAGGACGTCCAAGCGCTGAACGACGGCGGCACGGTGGCCGGCCTCGAATTGGACGATATCTCCCGGCTGTCCGTGAGCGAACTGCGCAAGGCGCTGCGCGATGCGCGTGAGGAGCACAAGGCCAAGGATCAACTGCTCACGGACAAGAACACCAAGCTGGACAAGCTGGAAGGGGAAGTGGTCGCCGCCAAGCGCCGCCTGGAGAAGATGAATGCCGACGAGGTGGCCGACCAACTGCGCCGCGAGGTGTCCGCCGAGACGCTGACGGTGGAACAAACGATCCGCCAAACAATTAGGGACGGAGTTAGCAAGCTCATGGACCACGGTCGCGATACGGGCGCCAATCACGCCGCGTTCTTGGCCGGTGTGCTGTCCCAGGTGCGCCAATCCCTGGACGAAATCGCCGCCGAGTTCGCGATCTCGCAAACCGTCGCCGCACGGCCCGAGTGGGCATCCGCGGAGGCATAAGCCATGAACGCCGCAACCACCGAAGAATTGGTGGCCGTCGCGCGGATCTGGCGCGATGCGCCTCACGGCCGCAAGGGTGACATCCTGGCCGGCGCCAGCCAGCGCCTAGGGATCGCCCGCGCGACGCTGCACCGGCGTCTGAAGGAGATCACCGTGGTTCCCAATCGCAAACGCCGTAGCGATGCCGGCCAGGTCGCGCTCTCGATTGACGACGCCAAATTTATCGCTGCCGTCCTGATGGAGCATATGCGCAAGAACGGCAAGCGCCTCAAGAGCATTGCGGATGCCGTCGAGATGCTGCGTGTCAATGGCATGATCGACGCACGCCGGATTGATCCGGCGTCGGGCGAGGTGGTCGAACTGTCCGATTCGGCGATTCTGCGCGCGCTTCGCCAGTACCGGCTGCACCCGGACCAGTTGCTGGCGCCGGCGCCGGCCGTGAGCCTGCGCAGCCTGCACCCGAATCACGTTTGGCAGATCGACGCCTCGCGCTGCGTTCTGTATTACCTGCCCAAGCAGCAGTCGGACAACGGCCTGCGCATCGCCGATCACACGGCTTTCTACAAGAACAAGCCGGGCAACCTGATCAAGATGATCAATGAATCGCTCTGGCGGTACGTGGTGACCGACCACCGCAGCGGAGCGCTGTTCCTGATCTATGTGATCGGCGGCGAAACCGGCGCGAATCTGGCTGACGTGTTCATCGAAGCCATGTGCAAGCGCGAGGGCGAAGCGTTCTACGGCGTACCTAAGATGGCCATGCTGGACCCGGGCAGCGCCAACACGGGCGCCGTGTTCCAGAACCTGTGCAAGGCGCTGCAGGTCAAGGTGCAGATCAACAAGCCGGGGAATCCCCGCGCCAAGGGCCAGGTCGAAAAAGCCCAGGACATCTCGGAACGCAGTTTCGAATCTGGCTTGAAGCTGCTCGCACCCGAGGAGGTCTGCAGCGTGGAGGCGATCAACCGGCTGGCGGCGAAATGGCGGCGCTGGTTCAACGGAACCCGCGTGCATTCGCGCCACGGTATGACGCGGGACGCAGCTTGGCTGCATATCGGCCCGGACGAGCTGATCATTCCGCCGTCGGCCGATCTGATGCGCGAGCTGGCCGTTTCTGCGCCCGAGCCGCGCGTGGTTTCGACCATGCTGCGTGTGTCCTACCTGGGCCATGAGTACGACGTTTCGCACGTTCCAGGCGTCATCGTGGGCGAGAAGCTGCAGATCTGCCGCAATCCGTGGCGCCTGGATACGGCGCAGGCGATCGGCGTCAGCGACCAAGGCCAGGATGTCTATCACGTCCTGGAGCGGGTTGTGAAGGATGAGTTCGGCCAGGTCGCCAGCGCCCCGGTCATTGGCGAAGGCTACCAGCGCCATGCCGATACGCCGGTTCAGGAAGCGCTCAAGTCCATCGAACTGCTCACCACAGGGGCGGACACGCTGGAACAGGCCGAGGCCGTGCGCAAGGCTCGCGCGTTGCCCTTCGGCGGTCAGATCGACCCCTTCAAGCATATCAACGAGGCGCAGATTCCGGACACGATGCCGCGTCGCGGCACCGCTCACGACCTGGTCGCGCCGACCGTGCAGCTGCCGCCGCTCACCATCATCCAGGCGGTCAAGCAGATCAAGGGGCATTTTGCTGCCTGGTCAAGCGCCCACTATGCCTGGCTGCAAGAGAACTATCAGGAAGGGGTGCCGGCGGACGACCTGGAGCGGGTCGCGGCCGAGCTTTCGGCGGCGATGCAGCCGCAATTGCAACGTACGCGCATTCTGCGCGTCGCCTAAGGAGGGGCGATGCTCAAGCTCAAGAAACTGTTGACGGATCTGGGTATCGAGCAGGTCGAACTCGGCGTGGAGGTGACTTACAGCGGACCGACGATTTCCCAACTGCTCAACCATGGAATCTGGCCGAAATCTGCTCAACGCTGGCGGCTGCGGGAACGAATCATCGAGTTCCTGACTCGCCGCGGAGCCAATGCCGAGCAGCTCGCCACGGCTTTTGAAGAAGAAACGCCGATGCGCGGCAACGCATCGGCGTCCATTACCACCGCGCCCGAGGGCGCCACTGAGGAAGAAGCAATGTCAATCCGGAAGCAAATTCTACACCCGAAGACCAAGGCGCATTTCAAGCTGCCCAGCGACCCCTTCGATGAGGTCTCCCAAGCCAGCGAGTTCTACCAGAACGAGCACATCCGCTTTACGCGGGCGGCCATGCTCGACGCGGCCAAGCGCGGCGGTTTCCTTGCCGTGGTGGGCGAGTCGGGTTCTGGCAAGACCACGCTGCGCCGCGATCTGCAAGAGCGCATTCAGCGCGAAGACCTGCAGGTCGAGGTGATCCGCCCCTACGTCGTGGCCATGGAAGAGAACGACGACAAGGGCAAGTCGCTGAAAGCCGCGCATATCGCTGAGGCCATCATGGCGGCGATCGCCCCCCATGAGGCGCTGAAGGCCAGTTCGGAGGCGCGCTTTCGCCAGGTCGAAAAGGCCTTGGTCGAGTCCTACCGCGCGGGCACGCGCCATGTCGTTCTCATTGAAGAAGCGCATGCGCTTCCCCTGGCCACGCTGCGGCATCTGAAGCGCTTCATCGAACTGGAAGACGGATTTACGCGGCTGCTGTCCGTGATCCTGATGGGTCAAACCGAGCTCGCCGTAAAGCTCAACCCGAAGAATCCGACGGTGCGTGAGGTAGTGCAGCGCTGCGAGCTGATCACGCTGCCCCCCCTTGGACAGTACCTGGAGGATTACCTCAAGTTCCGCTTTGCTCGCCTGGACGTGGACGTGTCCAAGATCGTCACGGTGGATGGATGCCAGGCGATCCGTGAACGGCTGAACCCGGTTGCCCCTCGTGGCCATGAGGAGCGCTCGTTCCTGTACCCACTGGCGGTGCACAACCTGCTGACCGCCGCACTGAACCTTGCCGCCGAACACGGTGCCCCGGCCGTGAGCGCCGATATTGTCAAGGAAGCCAAATGGAACTGATCTCAATCACCGCCGACGTGCAGCCGGTGCCGAGCGAGTTTCACCGAGCGCGCATCTTCACCAATCAGATGATCGGGCGCTTGCAGGACTCGAACAGCACTGCGCGCGCGCTGCCCACGGCGGGCTACCGCATCCTGGATGAGGACGCGGCGCCCGAGGATGGCGGCAAGCCGATCCTGATGGTTGACCTGCAGGGGCGCGATGCCGAGGGGTTGCTCAACCAATGCGATGCATCCACCCGCCACACTGCTGGCCGCATCACGGCGCTTTATCAGGGCGTCCGCCTGATTGTGCAGGGGGCCGCATGCTAAAGCGCCAGCCGACTCTCAAGGGCTTTTTGAACTGCTGGACGTGCGATCAGACGTTCGCGGATTTCGACTTGGTCGTATCGGCATCGCCTTGCGTTGTACGTTGCCGCGGTTGCGCGGTCGAGGCTCAGCAAATGGCCGAGTTCCGCCGCCGCTGGGCGGGCGCGGCCAGCCAACCGGTACGCGGCGAAGTTCTGGAGGCCGCGTAATGCCGTTGCCCGTGTTCCATTGTCCGGCGTGCCGCAACCCGCTGACGGTCGAAACCGTCTTTGCCAATGACTCCGTGCGCGAGTCGATCCAGCTGCTGGTAGACGTCCATCCGGAGGCCTCCAAGCTGCTGCGCCCGCTCATGGCCTATGTGGGGCTGTTCGCGCCCGAGAAGACTGCGATGCGCTACGAGCGGATCGCAGCCTTGTTGGGCGAGTTGGTGCCGATGATGCGGGCCGCGCAAATTGAGCGCAATGGCAGGGCCTGGCCCGCACCGCTGGCCTATTGGCAGCGGGCCATGGAAGAAATCGTTGCGCGTGGGCATGCTGGCGCAGTACGCCGGCCGCTCGCCAGCCACGGCTACCTCCTGGAGATCATCGCCGGCCTGGCCGGCAAGGACGATGCCAAGCGCGAGGCGGTGGTCGAGCAGCAACGGGCAGGCGTCTCGGGCATGGGCAGCACACCCGAACGTGCCCAGCAGGCCGTGATCTCCGGTGAAGTCCGGCAACCCATCCCTGCGGATATGCGCGCGTCGCTGCTCGCCTCCGTGGGTTCCAAGCGGGCCATTTCTACCTCTTCCCAACCGAAGGAGTCCCAATGACTACCTCCCGTATTCCCCCCGGTTACCGGGCCGATGGCCAGGGCCGTCTCGTGCCACTGGAAGCGATCAAGCAGATCGACCTGCTGCGTGATGACTTGGTGGTCAAGATCGCCGAGCAAGCCAAGGCGCAGTCCCAGCAGCTTGCGGCCTTCAAAGAGCAGTCCTTCGCCGACATTTCCGCCTTCGTGGAGATATCCGCCGAGCAGTATGGCGTTGGCATCGGCGGGCGCAAAGGCAATCTGACCCTGTACTCGTTCGACCAGCGCTACAAGGTGATTCGGGCGGTCGATGAGACCCTTGTTTTCGACGAGCGCCTGCAGGTCGCCAAGGCTCTGATCGATGAGTGCTTGGCGGACTGGACCTCGAATGCCCGGCCGGAGCTCAAGGCCATCATCGACCGAGCCTTCGAGGTGGACAAGGCCGGCAACATCAACACCGATCGCGTACTGGGGCTGCGCCGGCTTGAAACCAAGGATGAACGCTGGCTGCGCGCTATGCAGGCCATCAGCGACTCGACCATGGTGTCGGCCAGCAAGTCCTACATGCGGGTGTACGAGCGAGTCGGTCAAACCGAACGCTACGAACAGATCCCGCTTGGGATGGCGGGGGTGTGACATGACTCACGTCCAAGATTTCCCCGAACAGGTGTCAGGTGTTGCCGCTCGGGCCGCGATCAATCGGCTTGCAGTGCTCGCAAGGAGCACGGTCGCGCAACTGGGAGCCGAGACTGCTGCAGGTGGCGAGCCCTGCTATCCGACCTGGATAGCCGACGTCCTGCTCATCGAGCGGTATGCAGGGCAGGCAGACCTCAACTAGATCGAGTATGACCCGATCCACTGCCAGCCATCGGTAGGCGCACGCGGGAAAACGTGCGCGGTTCAGGACCCAGCGCCGGGCTGGGAGATGGTCCCGGCGCCCTTACATCTCCCACTCTATCTATAGGAATGAGCATGAGCCTTACCAAGAAAGATCTGATCGCCAAACTCGCCGATGAGACCGGCCTGTCCCGCAACTGGGCCGAATGTGCACTGAACGCCGTCTCGTCCACCATCGCCGAGCAGTTGAAGGTCGGCGCCGAGATCACCCTCCCTGGCGTCGGCAAATTCTCCACCTCGCAGCGCGCTGCTCGTACTGGTCGCAACCCGCAGACGGGCGAGGCGGTCCAGATCGCGGCCTCCACCGCGGTCAAGTTCAGCGCGGCCAAGGCGCTCAAGGATCAGGTCAACGCCTGACCCTACTTCGCGAAACCGTCCCTCGGGGCGGTCTGCCCGGTGTGGTGACCAGGCACTGATGAGCAGCCAAGGAGTAATGATGAAAACCACCCAGCGCCCCTCCGCGCACGCCAAGGTCGCGGGTAATGCCCACAGGCTGATCCGGCTGATCCACGTCGCCAAGCGCGAGCTTGCCATGGACGATGACGCTTACCGACAATTGCTGGAGGCCGTCACAGGCCAGCGATCCACCGCTGCGATGAATGAGGAACAGCTTGACCAGGTCGTCAAGCACATGAAGCGTTGCGGGTTCAAGGTCCGTCTTCAGCCCAAGCCGAGCCGCCCGCTTGACCTGCATGCGGAATCGCGCAAAATCCGCGCGCTTTGGCTGTTGCTACACGACCTTGGCGCCATTCGGAGCTCGTCCGAAGAGGCCCTCGCTACCTATGTCAAGCGCATGACCGGCGTCGATGCCCTGCAATGGACCAATGGCCGGCAGACCGAGCGGGTAATTGAGAGCATGAAGAAATGGGCGCTCCGGTTCCTGCCTGCCCAAATCCAGACGTCAGCGGCCGAAGTGGCCGCTGACCAGCTCGACCAGGACGCGAGCCGGCGCCTCAATGCGGCGCTGTCCAAGGCTTTCGCGCGGGGGACTTTCGAACCGATGCTGGAAGCCTGGGACCAACTCAAGCGCGTCAAACTTTCCGGAGAACG